AAGCCTAATATTAGACAAAAGATTTTAGACAAACTTAAAGAAGACGCCGAGTACGATCCTACACCAGGAGGCATGGAGTGGGGTACAGATAAGGGTACAGAGTATTTTAAAAAGCTCACACCTGGAGAGGAAAAGGCTAAAAAGACAGAACTAATTAAGCCAATTAATACTCCTATTCAAGTTAAAGAAAATTGTGGTTGTGAGGATATAGAAGTTGAAACTGAAAAGGATAACTCTAAACACGAGTACAGAAAACAAAACGAGGCAGAAGCAGACACTTTAACTGACGAAGATATTAAGTCATTAGAAGCAGAAGCAGAAAATTTTACATGGGAAGATGCCTTATCATTACATCTATATGATGACGATGAGCTTGAGGATATAACAGATTATCATAGCGATATTAATATAACAGAAGTTTTATCGGTACAAGGAAGATTAAAAAGACGTTTCTCTGCTAGACGTAACAGACAAAAATTAAAAGTAGCAAGACAAATTGCCCTACGTAGAGGTTCTTCACCCGAAAGATTAAAGAAAAGAGCTGTTCGTGGAGCTCGTGGTATGGTCTACAAAAGACTATTACGAGGTAGAAACAGAGCCAACTTACCACCTGCAGAAAGATCAAGACTTGAAACAATGGTAAAAAGATTTGCACCTCTTGTTTCAAGATTAGCTGTTAAAATGTTACCCAACATGCGTAAAATGGAAATAGCTAGAATGAAGAGCAGGGGATCTAAAAAGGCACAAGTGTCTAAGAAATATAAACCTGCAAAACCTATAAAGAGCAGTTCACAAAAATCTAAAAAGGCAAAAATACCTAAGCCAAAGAAACCTAAAAAGGTTAAGAGCTACGGTAAAGTCGGCATCGGCTAAAAAAGATTTAATCTTTTTTTAATTCAATGTTCATTTCTTATAAATACCATTGTAATTCAAAGGTAATTAACAATGGCAGATCAGAGTAAAAGAATGGAAATGTTAGTGAGGCAGGGTTTAATGCCCGCTCAGAAACTTCCTATTCTTAAAAAAGCAATTGCTAGAGTAAAGATGGGTGGTGCATTACTACCCAACGAAAGAGAAGTTATCAAAGATTATATGGACAAATTAATGTTCATAGTCTTTGGTGACGATACTGTTTTTAATAGAGCAAAGCAACATACTCAGAGAGCTAGATATCAAACAGAGGAGCAAATCGTGAATCAACTAGATGAGAGGGTGGTTGACGGTGTAGAAATCGTTGACGGTGAAGAGCAGAGAATTAAAGACGAAAAGAGAGCCCAAAAATTGGGAAGGAAAAGTAAGTCTGAGAAAATGAAAAGCTTTGCCAAGTCCCTCAGAAAAGAAAAAGAAAAACAGGAAGTAGATGAAAGCATCATTAAGATGAATGAAGACTACAAAGAAAAATTTAACGCAGCACTTAAGAAGTTTGGAGTGTCTAGTATTAGAGACTTGCCTGCAGATAAGAAAAAGAAATTTTTTAATACTGTAGACAATATGCACGTTTCTGATGATGAGAAAAAGGGCGTTGATGAGTCTACAGGTGGCGCTATGTCTAAAGACAAAGAGTCTCATGATACAGGCGGTTTTAGAATTCCTAACAAAGATGCAAATGCAGCTAGAGATAGATTAAAAAATAAGAACAAAGAAAAGTTTCCTGGTGTACAGGGAGAAAGTGTAGAAGAAGCTAAAATGATTCCTGGCTTCATGGGAGCAGATGGTAAGCCTACTTCTAAGCCTACAGCAAAAGACTTTGCAGCTAATAAAGAATATCAACATATGAAAAAGAAACTAGGAGATAGAATTCCTGGTCCTAAACCTACTAAAGAAGAAGTAGAAGAAAATCAGTTAGATGAATATATTACAGCCAAGCAAATTAGAATGGCTAAAGGCATTGCTAACGATCCTAGACATAAAGGTGGAGACTACACCGGTGCCGCTAAGAAAATGGAAAAGATCAAGAAAGGACTTTCCAATCATCCAGCTGCCAAGAAGGCTTTAAGACAAGCAAATGAGTCTATGACACCTAACAGTCATGGTTGGAATATCCAACAGCATGCAGGTGAGCTTGCTAAAAAGGATGGTCATGACATTAAAAAATTACCATATGGTCATGCTCAAGGATACAGAGATAAAGCTAAGAAGGCTTTAGAGAGGAATGAAGAAATGACACCTGAGCAAAAAGCTAAGCGTTTAGAACTTATTAGATTAGCTGCACAGAAATTAAAAGCTAAAGATGCAGATGCGGAGAAAAGAGCAGCTGCGGCAGCTAAAAGAGACATGAGCAGGCCAGGCGCACAAAAAGGTATGGCACCTGTTAAAAAAGAAGAAACATATTTGGATATTAATACGCTAAGAGAGTATATTAAACACTCTGATTTATCAAAAGAGAAAATCCAAAATATGACTCGCTCAGAAGCATACAAATTACTCAATCAAATTATTAAAAGCAAAGGAGAATAAAAAATGTCCGCATGGAGTAAAACCGTAAAACCTGTTATTACAGGTATTGATGCCGCCGATATCTTTATGGTAGACGAAGCAGAAGTTGCAGCCACACCTGGTATTGCACAGCCTGGTTGGGTCTACAAAAAAGACTTAGGCAATGGTAGATTCATTTATGAGACGTTAGTGGCTATGGCTGATCCTTTCACCGATACCGAATATGAAGCGGCCGGTGGAGCAGACGACGACGCTGACTTCCCAGACGCCTAATAAATACTTTTAACTTAGGAGTATTTAATGGCAGATTCTAAATTATCAGAATTAACGGCAGCTACATCAGCTGCCGGTGCTGATACGCTTTATCTTGTACAAGGTAGCACAAGTAAAAAACTTACTGTTGCTAATTTATTTGCAGATGTTTCTACGTCTGTAACATTTAATGATAAAATTCGTATCGGAGATAGTGAAACCAAAACAGCTAGAGGCGAAATTAGTAGCTTGTACAACATAACATATCTTAGTGATATTGATAGTGCAGGTAATATGACAATGGCTACTGGCGTTGATGGACAAATTAAAATTATCGTTATGGTCTCTAACTTAGGGGGACACACAATTACACTTCAGGGTGCTACACTGGCTAACGATATAGCATTTTCATCTGTAGGACACTCTGTAACCCTACTATATAATAATAGCAAGTGGTACGTTATAGGAGGTACTGCTACTGTTTCTTAGGGTTTAATATAAAATGATCGAATTGAATGAAAATAACTTTTTATTATATGCAGCAAAACATTATAGCAATCCTGGCTGCATGGGTATCTCAGAACTTGAAGATGATTTAAAAAGATTTAAGTATATAAAACGTCTTTTAAATCGCTACAGGAAAACAGGAGAAGTAAACGAAAGATTAGTTATTAATCATTTGATTGTTTTATATAATGTGTTTGGTAGAGGTGCTACTGATATGTTATTTTATAAATTAGAGCAAGAATATTGGTCTGATTTAAAAACATATCTAGTATTCTTACAACGAATGCCTTTGGAGACTGTAGTTTCTAAGGGAATAAGAGAAACGGATATTCCTCTAAATGAGGATTTAATTAAGGTACTGAGAAAAATTTAATGTCTAGATTTGTTGATACATTAGTTGCGTATAGAATTTTAAAAATGCTTGCAACACCTATTGAACAGTCTGATGCTTTCAGAATGGGTATCATTGACAAGGATGGCAAGAAGATAAAAAATCCTCAGACAACACAGGAGTTAGATGCATATTCGTTTTTAAATAGATTTGTATTTAAAGTGCAAAGAGCTTTGGTAAAATCACCTGACAGAAATGCTAAAAGACTATTGACATTTGCTGCCGCTCTTGCTATACTTAGAGAGTACAAAGAAGAAGATGATGACTTTGATATTGAGACACTATTAGAAGTTTATGAACAAGATTCTAATGTTGCGATGGAAGCCAAATTATTAGAACAAAATTTAGTATCATTTAAGAATTTTAATATGGAAGAAGTTGCAGCTAATGCCGTAGGTGGAGGAGCAATCCACGGAATAGGCATAGGTCCTAAAGGAGAACCTGGAAGAGATCCTGTACTTCAACCGATGATACGAAGACGGAAGAAGAAAAATGGCATCCGTTAAATCTTTAGAAACAGAAGTAGCTCTGGTTAAAAACGATGTTGCTCAAATGAGCGCGTTGTTTACAAAATTAGAAATTACTTTAGATAAGATTACAGATGTATCAAATAACGTAAGCCAAATTTTAGCTGTACATGCTTCTAGGCTTTCAACAGCAGAAGAGGAAACAGAGCACTTGCAGAGTCAGATAGAGGAACATAGGAAAGAACACCAAACCGATATCAGAGAACTGCATTCTCGTTTAACTACTTCATCAAGGGAAATCAGAGAAGAAATGGGTAAAGATATCGACAAGGTATTATCAAGTATCGAGAATCTAAGACAGGACATTAAGGACAAATCCAAAGAGCAGGATCAAAGAATTGCTAGTCTAGAAAAGTGGCGTTGGATTATTGTTGGCGGTCTTGTCCTTATGGGCGGATTAGCACCATTTCTTTTAGAAATGGTATTTCATAGCACTTGACAAACTAAGAACACTATCTTATAATAAGCACATAGAAATTTTCTACGTGCTTTTTTTATGTCTTTATACGTCGATTTAAAATATATTAATATGGTTGCCTTTCGCTTAGAACGTTACAAGCGAAAGGATCAGTATCTTTTCAACTTCAGATGTCCTATCTGTGGTGATAGTTCCACAAAGAAAAACAAAGCACGCGGATACCTGTACAAGGTTAAGAATGACATGTTCTATAAATGTCATAACTGTGGTGCGGGTAAAACTTTCGGAGGTCTCCTAGAATTGTTAGACGGAGAGCTACATAAACAATACACACTTGAAAGATATTCAGAAGGTATTGCGGGTAATCGGGCGAATAAAACTCCTGACTTTAACCTCACTTTTAAGGAGCCTAAAGTTCGCCCAAAAACCCTATTAGATGAATTAATGGATAGACTAGATACATTACCAGAAGATCATGAAGTTATCCAATATGTTAAATCGAGAGCTATTCCAGAACATACATATAATAGGTTATATTTTTTAGACGACATACGAAAAGCAGCACAATTAAATACTAAATACACTAGCAGTCTAACTGTAGCTCAACCGAGACTTATATTGCCCTTTATTAATAGTCAAGGTAAATTAACAGGTATGGCAATGCGAGGTATAAGGGGCGAAAACTTAAGATATATAAATTTAAAGATAGATGAGGATGCTCCTACTATCTTTGGTATGGAAGATATTGATGATAGTAAAACTGTCATGGTAGTTGAAGGACCTATTGATAGTCTCTTTTTGGATAACTCTATCGCTGCTAGTGGATCAGCATTTAACAGAGTTTCTGATTTGGGATTAAAGGATTACACGATTATATTTGATAATCAGCCACGTAATCTAGAGATCTGTAGGTTAATAGAAAAATCAATTAATGCAGGTGAAAACGTTTGTCTTTGGCCTGATACAATAGAGGAAAAGGACATAAACGATATGGTATTATCTGGTTTGACAATAGCAGAAATAACCTCTATAATAAGTAAAAATACATTCTCAGGTTTGAGAGCAAAATTAAATTTCACACAATGGAGAAAATGTTAATGAATGTGAATTTAGTAGGGATCACACAACCTTCAGCGGCAACGGGTTGTCATAGTGCTAATGAACTTATTTCTTACGCCGCCCGTGTAAGTAACCCTGGCAATCAAAACAATGCTGAAACGTCACCTAAATTGCTAAAATACCTAATCAAAAATGCTCATTGGAGCCCTTTTGAGATGGTTTCTGTCACCATGGAGATTAAGACTACCCGAGACATTAGTAGACAGATTATTAGGCACCGTAGCTTTAGTTTTCAGGAGTTTAGTCAAAGATATGCTGAATCAACTAATTTTATAAATCGCGAAGCTAGACTACAAGATAAAAAGAATAGGCAAAACAGTATTGATTTAGACTTGCCTGAGGACTTTGGAAAAGGTGGTAATAAAACTCAACATGAGCGTCTTTACGAAGAATGGAATATGAGGCAAAGGGAAGTTATTAATAAATCACAGGAAGTTTATAAGTGGGCATTGGATAACGGCATTGCTAAAGAACAGGCTCGTGCAGTATTGCCTGAAGGTAATACGGAAACCACATTATATATGGCAGGAAATTTGCGTTCCTGGATTCATTATTGTATGTTAAGAACAGAACAAGGAACACAAAAGGAGCATCGTCTGGTAGCTCAAAAATGCTGGGACATTTTATCTCAACACTTTCCAGATGTAGCAAAGGCAGTTAATGAACTCTAAAATTTTTGTTGCCCTAGCTAGTTATAGGGATCCTCTTCTAACGTTTACAATTAAAACGGCATACGCTAATGCTGCTGAGCCAGATAATCTTGTCTTTGGTGTGGTTGAACAAGCCATGCCAGGAGAAGCCTTAGACTTAAAGCATCCGTTTTTTAAAAAATTATTAGACAACAATCAATTAAAATATGAATTGATATCACCCTTTGAAACACAGGGTTGTTGTTGGGCTAGAGCAAAAACACAGGAAATGTATAATGGCGAAGAGTTTTATTCTCAGTTTGATTCTCATACAGGGTTTGAAGATAACTGGGATTTAATATATATTAATAACCTTCGTCATTTATTATTATTTCACGAAAGGCCTTTGATAACTTGCTATCCTCCTGGTATGGTAGCAGAGGACCATGATATATGGAACAATCCTATTAAATACGAATCATCTAAACCTAGAAATTTAAGAACAGGTATGTATTCAATGAATGCACTTACAGTAGGTGGAGAGAGCGATATTTGGGACGGTGGAAGTAACATAGGTAAACCTCAGATAGAGTTTGAAGAAAAACCAGACCATTATAAATTTTCAACACAGGGAAGATGGTACGAAAGTAAATTTCCATTTATCAAAGGATTTTTGTTTAGTGCAAATACAGTTTTTACTATAGGTAAATGGTGTAAGGAAGTTCCTTATGATGGGAAGTTATTGTTTATAGGTGAGGAACCAAGTTTAGCATTGAGGTCCTGGACCAATGGTTACGACATATTTCACATGTCAGGAAATCCCTCAAGGCATTATTATCCAAGGGATTACAGATTTTGTTATTGGGACAGTGATGTTGACTCGCAACGAGAGCCTGAAATAGATAGAGAAACAATGGACAAACAGTCTAATGAAAGACAAAAAGAATTATATACTGGCAAGTTAAAGGGAATCTATGGTGTGGGAAAAGTTAGATCTATAGAAGATTATAAAGACTTTTGTGGCATAGATTATAAGAACAAGCATTTTGAGATACGTTCCTATACAGGTGAGGGCGTTCTTGATCAAGACTACAGAGAGAAAACATAAATGGCAAAAGAGGATTATTTAGGAATACAAATAGACACATCGAGAGATGAGTTATTTGATAAGTTAGGGCTCAACCGTCTGCGGGAAAGCTACATGTTAGAGGATGAAACAACCCCACAACAGCGTTTTGCTTATGTAAGTAAGGCATTTGGTAGCAATGAAGAACACGCACAACGTCTATATGAGTACTCCAGTAAACACTGGCTTTCTTATTCTACTCCTATACTATCCTTTGGTCGCTCTAAGAAAGGTATGCCTATCTCATGTTTTTTAAATTATATCAATGATACTGCGGAGGGATTAGTTGAGAACTTATCTGAAACAAATTGGCTTAGCATGTTGGGTGGTGGTGTTGGTATCGGGTTTGGTATCAGATCATCTGATGATAAGTCTACTGGCGTTATGTCTCATCTTAAAACATATGATGCATCCTGCCTCGCATACCGTCAAGGACGTACTAGACGTGGCAGTTATGCTACTTACCTTGATATTAGTCATCCAGATGTTATAATGTTCCTCGAAATGAGGAAACCCACAGGCGATCAAAATGTTCGATGTCTAAACTTACACCACGGTATTAATATATCTGATCGTTTTATGGAGATCATTGAAAGATGTATGACAGATCCTACTGCCGATGATGGTTGGAATTTAGTTGATCCACACAGTGGACAAATTCGAGATACCGTATCTGCTAGAGCTCTTTGGCAAAAGATTTTGGAATTGCGAATGGAGACAGGAGAACCCTACATACATTTTATTGATACTAGCAACAAATATTTGCCACAGTTTCAAAAGGATTTAAAACTTAAAATTCATCAGTCTAATCTTTGTTCTGAAATTATTTTACCTACAGACAAGGACAGAACAGCAGTATGTTGTTTATCCTCAGTTAACCTAGAGCATTATGACTCTTGGAGTAAGAACTCTCAGTTTTTACTTGACGTTGCTGAGATGTTAGACAATGTTTTAGAATTTTTTATTAACAACGCACCAGATGTTGTATCTAGGGCTAAGTTCTCTGCAATGCGTGAACGTAGCATTGGAGTAGGTGCTTTAGGATTCCACGCCTATTTACAAAAAAATAATATGGCATGGGAAAGCTCAGCAGCAGTAGGTGCTAATATTAGAATGTTTAGGCACATTAGGAGTAAATTAGATGAAGCAAACATTGAATTGGGTAGTGGGAGAGGTGAGGCTCCTGACGCGGAGGGCACGGGAAGAAGATTTAGTCACGTTATGGCTATCGCTCCCAATGCTAGTAGCAGTATTATCATGGGAAACACTTCGCCGTCTATTGAACCTTTTAGAGCGAATGCTTACAGACAGGACACGTTATCTGGATCTTATCTCAACAAAAATAAGTATTTGGATTCTCTTATTAAAAACAAGGTTGAAGATAACAAAAAACTTGATTATGACGAAATATGGTCGTCAATAATTGCTAACGATGGATCTGTACAGCATTTAAATTGTTTAACAGATGAAGAGAAGGCTATATACAAAACAGCAATGGAAATTGATCAGCGCTGGGTTGTAGAGCATGCCTCCAATAGACAAGTTTATATAGATCAAGCACAGTCCTTAAATTTATTTTTTAGGCCTGACGTACATAAAAAATATTTACACGCAGTACACTTCCTTGCTTGGAAAAATGAACTTAAAACATTGTACTATTGTCGTTCAGAAAAAGTTGGTAAGGCAGACAAAGTTTCTAAAAGAATAGAAAGAGAAATTATTAAAGAGATTGATTTAAATCAAATAGCAGATGGTGAATGCCTAGCGTGCGAAGGTTAATAGTATGCAAGATATTGTTTGGGATGATATAAAAAAATATATACCTGAAGAAAATAAAAGAGTTGGCGTAATGGTTTCCGGTGGATGGGACAGCGCTTGTTTATGGTATATGGTTAAAAAAATATGTACTGAAAGGGGAATGAGTTGTGAACCTTTTGTTGTCCCTAAATTAGATGGTGCTTTAGTAGCAAGTCAGAATGTTATAAAAACACTTAGCAAAAAACTAGGGGTAAGTTATCAAGAGCCCACAGTTGTAGGAAAAGAATTGTCCAATAATCCTTGGGATTATGTAACTAATGGTGCTTGGGATATATTTGGAGAGACGGCGGACGACAGGTTAGTGGACTTTTTGTTTGTCGGCATGACGGCCTTTGATGATGAAGTACATCAAAGACATGAAAAAGAGGATCCACATCCCAGGTTTGAACCTGAAGAATGGATGAGAGAATTTGTCGCTTGGCCTTTTGAAAACCACACTAAAGATAAAACTATTAAGTTGGGATTTGACATTGGCATTGCAGACGTTATTATGCCAATTACACATAGTTGCACAGAACTACAAGAAGGTAGATGTAATAAATGTTATTGGTGTACAGAAAGACAATGGGCATTTGAAAAGGCAGGGTACTTAGACACAGGAACAAATTAATGGAAATAGATTTCCCTAAAGATAAAAGAATAGGTGTTATGGTATCAGGTGGTATTGATAGCACAATACTTTACTACTTGGTAGCTAAAAAATGTCAAGAAAGAGGACAAACATTAATACCTCTTACTGCACCTAAACCAGATGGTTCTGCAGACAGAGCTAACAAAATGGTTAAATGGATGCACGATAGATATGGATTTGCTCCTACAGAAAATGTCATTGTAGGTGAATATTTTGAGACTGATGAAAGCGATGTGTTATGTGTTGCTAGAGGTGTACAAAGTTTGTTTGACGGGCATCTAGTTGATATTGTAATGACAGGAGAAAACCCATATGACTTTAATGCTTTTAACATAGATCCTTTGTTTTTTCCTACAAAACCTAGGACCTTTGAATTGTATGATGGGTTTGAACAAAAAACAGGAGGGAAATTAATAGGAATATGTCCCTTCAGAAATTTATATAAAGACGATATTTTACAAATCGTCAAAGATCAAAAGGACTATTGGCTCAAAAATTTTATTCTAGATGAGACTTGGAGTTGTGTTACTCCTAATGTAACAGAACCTTGTAATATATGTTTTTGGTGTGTGGAACGTCATTGGGCAATAGAAAAGGTATTTAAAAATTAAGAGAAGAATAATGTCAAAAAAATTAAAACTAACAGACGAAAGGACTTATTTTAAGCCCTTCAATTACCCATGGGCCTATGATGCTTGGCTAAAACACGAGCAGTCTCATTGGCTACACACCGAAGTTCCTATGGGAGAAGACGTAAAGGATTGGAAGAATCGTTTAACAAAAGAGGAACAGGCTTTCCTCACAAACATCTTTCGCTTTTTCACACAGGGAGATATTGATGTTGCAGGTGGCTATGTAACAAATTATTTACCTTATTTCCCACAACCAGAAATAAGAATGATGCTTGCTGGATTTGCGGCAAGGGAAGCACTACATGTTGCTGCCTATAGCCATTTAATTGAAACACTAGGAATGCCGGAGTCTACTTACAATGAATTTCTTGAATATGAGGCTATGCGCGATAAGCACGATTACTTTACTGATCTGTCTAATGCCAATGGCACAAGAGAATCTGTTGCAACTAACATTGCCGCTTTCTCTGCCTTCACGGAAGGCATGCAACTCTTTTCATCATTCATTATGTTGTTAAACTTTCCACGTCATGGCAAGATGAAAGGAATGGGACAGATTATTACATGGTCTATCGTTGATGAAACACAGCATGCTGAGAACATGATTAAGTTGTTTAAAGAATATGTACAAGAAAATCTAGATATTTGGAATGACAAACTGAAGTCTCAGATTTACACTATTGCAGAAAAGATGGTAGAGCTTGAAGATAAGTTTATTGATTTAGCATTTGCTATGGGTCCTATGGAAGGATTGACACCCGAGGAAGTTAAAAAGTATATTCGTTATATTGCAGACAGACGTCTTATTAGTTTAGGTATGAGAGGTATTTTTAAAGTTAAAAAGAATCCTTTGCCTTGGGTAGAGGAAATGATCAACGCCCCGACCCATACAAACTTCTTTGAGAACAGAGCAACAGACTATGCACGGGGTGCATTGTCCGGAGATTGGTCGGATGTTTGGGGAGTTTCATGAATAAAAGACTAAGTGCTGTAGTTTATGAGATGGCACAGTCTGTATCTAAACTGTCAAGAGCAAAAAGATTACAAGTGGGTTGTGTCATATGGAAAGATGGTAGAGCCATTAGTCTAGGCTACAACGGCACACCTTCAGGCTGGGATAATGCCTGTGAAGATGAAAACAATGTAACGAAGCCAGAAGTATTACATGCAGAAACAAATGCTATTGCTAAGTTAGCTAGGAGTACAGAGAGTGGGCAAGGTGCTTTACTATATACGACACACGCACCTTGTTTAGAATGTTCTAAGTTGATATATCAAGCAGGCATATCTGAGGTTTATTGGGGTAATGATTATAGGGATAAATCCGGACTAGAATTTCTACACAAAGCGGGCGTTAAGATTTCGCAAGTAGGAGAAATAGATGCCGAAACCTAATATATTAGAATGTATGTCGTGTGAAGGCTGTTTTAAGGTTGTACACGATATGGATGAAAATTATTATGAAGCAGAGTTTTGTGTTTTTTGTGGAACAAAACTTGAGCTAGAAGAAGAACTAGAAATAGATTATGGAGATGAAGAGGACTATTAGATGATACTGAGAGGAATAACACAGAGTCTAGTAAACGAAGATTTTAAAAACCTTCAGGCAGTTTACGACTATTGGTTTGCTAAAGGTAAAATGGAAAAGGAAAATCTTGGACTTGTAGACTTTAGAAAAAATGAACTTTATTTCGAAGAAGCAACACAAGATTTTTATGGCACGCACATGCTTCCTTATTTTCACGAACTCTTAGCCAAGGGACCAGACATCTCAATGCAAGAGTTTTTAAAATACGAAAGATTTCCTAAAACAGTATGGTTGGCTAGAGAGTTTTTAATGAACAATGGATTTAAAAATCCAATGGGAGTACATTGGGAGCCTAGATTAGACTATCAAGGACCTGAAGATAATTGGCCTGAGGTTAGAGATAAAGGACTGTGGAGAATACACCCTGGTGGTTCTAGACAAACTGTTTATTATTATTTTGCTCCAGATGAATATAAAATTCCTACCATCTGTTTTAATACACATGGAAAGCCTCCTCCAAGAGAGTGGAAAAAGGTTTTCACTCATAGAAGGGAATTACAAGAGTTTTATAATGGACACGAAAATTATTTTATGGAGCTTGTACCCGATAGAGGAACATTCATACCTCATATTTTGACAGACAGTAAAGACGTATGGGAGAATGGCTTGAATGAACATCGTAGAATTTGTAATCAATTTAAAGACTGGAATGTAGAAACTAACTTTCCTATGGCAGATGAATTGGGTCTAACATCCAGAACAATGAACTCAGAACATACCTTGGTAATGGAGCTAGATCATCCTTCAGACAGAAACGCACAAATTAGAGCTTGCATAATGCTATGTTTTCCAATACAATCGCTAACTACCGTAATAGAACAATGGCCTGATATAAAGTTAGTTGTAAAATGATAAGTGTAAAGAGGGCTGTTATTGAGGTAGCGGGTGGGTGTAACTATAAATGCCAAATGTGTCCTCAAACTACAGGTAGAGGAAAAGAGTGGACTAAGAAAATGCCACTCACTCTATTTGAAAAAAATCTTAAGCAATTAGAGCCTAATCCAGAGACAGTAATACAATTAGAAGGTAGCGGAGAACCTACTCTTGCTAAAGATCTACCTAAGTACATTGAGCTCTGTAAAAAATACGGATTCAAGAGTTATATGTTTACCAATGCCTTTAGATTAGAAGGGCAGTACATGAAAGATGTTGTGGACGCTGGTGTAGATTTTATTCGTGTTAGTGTTATTGGATACAACAGAGAGAAATATATAGAGTGGATGGCAGCTGATAATTTTGATAAGATAAAAGAAAACGTTTGGGCGTTACAAGAATATGTAAAAGATACAGAAGTTAGCAGCTATCATCTAATATTAGATAACCACAATATTAAATATGAGATTGATCAATATCGCAAAAATTTTATTGACAAATGTGGTACGAAAGCTTATATTTGGAAACAACATAATTGGAGTGGAAACTGGCAACCCGTATATGTTAGAGATACTAGTGTAAGAAAGTCGTGCGGCAGGCCATTTGCCGAGGAAATAACTATTAGAGCGAACGGTAAAGTTACACCGTGTTGTCAAACAATGGGCCCACCCAATGAGGAGAAGAGTGTACTAGGTGACACTAAAGAACAGAGTCTCGTTGATATCTTTCATGGAGAAAAGTATAACGAACTAAGATTAAAACATGCCTTTAAACAATTTGATGAAATAGAATATTGCAAAAACTGTGATTTTTTATATGATGATCCAGAAGTTCTAGCTTGGACAAATGATCATACATTTCAAGTTAAACAAATGCTAGGGACTACTATTAATTTGGATATTAATGATGAGAAATAAATTACATTGGACAACAATAATCGGTGAAAAAGTATTAACTGCAATTATAGGAGCTTTAACTTTTGTTGCAGTGGGAAAATACTTGTATTCCATGTGGCTACTACAGGAAGTAATGCTATCAGATTTGTTTATGTTGTTTATATACGCTGAGGTAATAGCAATGATAGGTGCATTTTATAGCACAGAGAGAATTCCTGTTACATTGCCTATTATTATTGCTATCACGGCATTGTGTAGATTAATTATTCTACATAGTAAAGATATGCAAGGGACACAGCTTTTAGCAGAGGGCGGAACAATACTAATATTGTCTGTTGCTGCCTATGTTATGTCTCTAAAGGAAAAATTAAGTTTAGAAAAGTTGAGGAAAAATAATGGGAAAGGGAAGTAAACCTAGACCTTTTAGTGTAGATCAGAAGACATTTTCTGATAATTGGGACGCAATATTTAATAAAAAAGTTAGCTTGGACTTTTATGAGTCTGAGAACCCACTAGAAAGACCCTGTGTTCCAAGTATAAATATTACATCTGATAATGGAGATGTAATAGATGGTGAGAAAAAGAAAACCGAGGGAGAAGAAGGTACATAGAGTTTACTGTACTTATTTTCCAGATGGCAGGTATTATATAGGATATTCCTGTAAGCCTGAAAAACAATATGAGAAATACTTTGGCAGTTCAAATATTGTAAAAGAATATGATGGGGAACTAACAAAAGAAACTATCGCTGTCTTTGATAGTAAAGCACACGCTAAAATGCAAGAGTTTTTATTACAATGGCAACAAAGACACGATGAGTTATGCCTAAATGATATGATTAATATAAGACTTAGAATGACATTTTTAAAAGAATTTCAACCATTAGAGTGGGCACCTAACTCACATAAATAATAACATGGCTTTTATTTTACTTTTATTAACATCCGCTCTTGCAGTATCATCTGTAGCAGCATACTTTTCTATAATTGGATTAACCACGATATTCCCCGCAGCTTATGCGGAGATTATTGCAATGGGTGTTGTATTGGAAATTGCCAAACTTGTTACAGCGTCATGGGTTTATAGGTATTGGCATACCGCCACTAAACTATTAAAATCCTATTTTACATTAGCTGTAATTGTTTTATCCTTTATTACTTCTATAGGTATCTTTGGTTACTTGTCTAGAGCACATATAGATCAAACGGCTGTTAATCAAGACTACACCTTAAATATGGAAGTAATTGAGTTTAGACTAGAAGCAGAGAGAGGCAAACTACAACAGGCAAGAGATCGTATTGCAGGGCTTGATGATACTCTGAGAACATCACGTGGTGAAGATAAAAACTATGTGAACAGAACACAGAGAGAAGAAAGAGAACAATTAAATGCAGAAATGGACGAGGCAGTTGCTAATATAGACGCCTTGAACTTACAGTTGCTGCCAATGAGGCAGGAAGTAGCTGTTATGGATGCAGAGTTAGGTCCAATAAAATACATCGCAGAACTATTTTATTCTGAGTCTACTAAGAACGCTGTAGATAGTGCAGTTAGAATAATCATTATGTTGTTAATATTTGTATTTGATCCATTAGCCATTCTATTAGTTGTAGCTGCCAATATGAGTTGGGCCCAGCGCAATGGAGAGCAGATTACCTTTTTGGGAGAAGAGGCATTGACAAAAGAGCCTGAAGAGTTTAATATAAGCACTACTGAGGAACCTAAAAAAAAGAAAGATGAAGGTGAAGACTCTTGGGTATCCTTAAAATATGGTTCTTCTTCTAGAATGGACAAAGCCAAAGAAAGAGAACTTAAATGGTTAATAGATAGGAAGAGAAAAAATGCCAAACGTAACTAATTATCATCCAAAAAGAAACGATACAGACTGGCAGGACGAAGCTAAAAAGTTATTGTCCAAGTTTAATTGTAAAGTTGTATTTCACAAAGCTAACGGCGAAATCAGAGAAATGGTTTGCACGTTAAAGTCTAACGTTATCCCTCAAGTGGAAAACAAAGAACCCGTTACCCACAAAAATCTAGTTGTCTTTGATACAGAGAAGAATGGCTGGAGATCTATAGTCTTCGATCGTATCATATCTTTCAAAGTTATTTAATTTTTGGTACAATCAAGTCTTGACAGGCACTTCTGTTTGTCTTATAATTATATGTATGAATAAACAAAAAGGAGTCCTTTCATGGCAAAAAGAAAACGTAGTACCTATGTGCTTACAGAACCAGATTGGAGTAAATACCAATCTATAACAGATGAACAGCAACGAGAAAAAGCTTTTCAAGAACTAGGCTATTTTGTACATTATGAAATAGCAGACAAAACTCTCATTAAGTCTTTTAAGGAATGGATGCGTAAAAAGTCTGGCTGGGACAAGCAAGACATTACAAACATTTTAAAATTGACTGACTCCACATTTTCACACGTAGGTAAGTATGCCTTTATAGAAAGTAAAGTAGGTTACATGCCTACTTCTTGTGTTGAGTTTATTGAGAAAAAGAAAGAACCTTGGGCGAGTAAAGGTGCAGAAAAAATTGAAGCATCTGAGGAAAAGCCTAAAGTTGTTAGAATACGAGAAAACTTACCTAACGCATTAGAGTACATTGAGAAATGTGTTGATGATTTTATTGAGACAGGTAAGGTCCCAGTCAATTGGAATGTTGTATCTACATGTGGACTGAACAGAGCTGAGACACAAGAATTGTTTGATATACTAGGCGGCTGGAAAGGCGAGTTGGAAGAACTACAAACTGTTAGACAGATGACAAATAGATCAGACTGGGACGAACAGTTAGTAGAAGGCTACTCGCACATTAGCAAGCCCAATACAAAGAAACTGATACAGATGTATACAGACGTTGAAACGTCTGTCATGCAGTCTCAGCAGGCTAAGAAAATTACACGCATTAGGAAAAAGCGTCCTACAGATAAGAACAAAGTTGTTAAACGTCTTAGGTTTCTAAAGGAGTTTAAAGAACTAGATATTGTAAGTATCAATCCTGTGGACATTATAGGCTCCTCAGAAGTATGGTACTATGATGTTAAACGTAAACGCTTAGGTGTATATGCCTCTGACTTTGCAGGTGGTTTAGGAGTTAAGGGTACAGCTATTGAAAACTATGGCACGACATCCTATGAGAAAACAGTTAGGAAACCCGAGGAGGTTATTCCTAAATTTATGGCATGTAGGATTAATGGACTACATAAGTTTATGGAGTCTGTACGTGGTAAGAAAATGACAGTTAGAACAAGGGTACAGCCTAACTCTGTATTGTTAAAGGTAAAGCAATGATAGTTGTAGATTTTAATCAGACTGCCATTGCTAACTTCATGGCAGAAATAGGGGGGCGTAAAGATGTGTCTGTAGACGTAGACTTGCCTTTGTTGCGACATATGATTATTAATACAATTCGCTCGTATAATGTAAAGTTTAGCGAGGAGTATGGCAATCTTGTACTGGCTATGGATAATCGTAGATACTGGAGACGTGATTACTTTCCTTATTATAAGGCACATCGTAAAAAGGGTAGGGAGGAAAGTCCTCTAGATTGGAACTCTATATTTGAGGCACTAAATCAAATTAGAAATGAACTAGATGAGTTCTTCCCCTATCCCTGTATTGATGTAGAAGGTGCAGAAGCAGATGATGTTATTGGCACGCTTGCTGAGTATAGTCAAACATCTGGAAAAGGCACAGGTGGATTGTTTGATGATCCAGAGCCTGAACCCTTTTTAATTATTAGTGGAGATCACGACTTTAATCAACTGCAGAAGTATTCTAATGTTAAACAGTATGCTCCTGCATTTAAGAAATGGGTTAAGATTAAAGAGCCTGCTTCTCAAGTGTTAATGGAACATATCATTACAGGAGACAAAGGCGACGGCATTCCTAATATGCTATCTGAAGATGATACTTTTGTAGAAGGTAAACGTCAACGTCCTATTAAAAGGGCCTTGCTTGCAGAATGGAAAAAGCAAAAGCCCGAGGAGTTTGTTATAAATTCGGAGATGGCTTCTGGATTTACAAGGAATCAGTTGTTAGTGGATTTATCCAAAACACCGGATGAGATTAAGAAAGCTATTATAAATAGTTATGAGGCACAACAGGGCGGAGACAGAAGCCAGTTGTTAAATTATTTTATTAAAAACAAAATGCGTAATATGATGGAAGTCATTACAGATTTTTAGAGGTAAATTATGAGAAAATTTAGACAGTTAGATGAAGCCCTAGATTGGGTAGTAGAGGCTAAAACAGGTGAAGGCATTGCCGAAAGACTGAAGGAATGGGCAGCTAGTAATCAGTTAGCTGTTACAGTTGTTAGACTAGGAGTAGGTGCAGAAAAACTTGAATGGAATCTACCAGAAGGTATGCCATCTACTACCAAGTTGGAAGAAGATATTCCCGGTGGCATGGGTGAAACTACTATCAATCTAGAATGGAGACGTATTAAACAATTCTTTGATCCTCAAAGTAACATGAACAAACTACCCGATTGGAAGAGGGAAATTAATTGGGTTCAAATACTTGAAGGGTTGCATCACAAGGAAGCCAAACTATTGACAGCTATCAAGGATGGCAAACTTCTAAGCGAATATCCAGATTTAGAGAAATCTTTTGAAATTTTGGGTATTACAGGGTATAACACTCCTGTAAAAAAGAAAACTAGAAGCAAGAAGAAGGCAGCTTAAAATAACTCATCAGTATCAGGACGATAAGGATCATAATACATACCTAACTGCCAACCTTCTGGAACAGGTTCAGACTTAGGTATTGTAGTCCTAACTCCGCCAGGGCCACAAACCCATTTACGCCTTTCTCTTGTAATCCAGGCTTCATGCATCTTTACACGAGTTGAGACACTATGCCTCCTGCCAAACATAGGATTATTCTCTCCACGTCTTGTTCCTTTCATTTTTTTAGATATGTTCTTTTTGTGAGTCTCACCCAAACCCTTTTTGGCTGGGTGTTTATCACCTAACTTGGCTTCACGTATTCTCTGTCTGCCTTCTTCTGTGTGCTTACGAGTACGCTTTCTAGCAGTATCATATACAACAGGCAGTCCTGTTTTCTCAGCTATATCTCTACAGAGTTCTATTGATGAAACACGTCTTAATAATTCACGTGGTTTAGGTACGTCCTGTACATGTAGGTTGTCTACAATGTATAGTTCGTTCTTGTGTTGGAATATAAAAAATAAGGTAGCGTTATTCATTCTCACCAGCATACTCAGCTATAAGCTCACCTAAGCCATTTAGCTTTTCAAGTATGTTTCTAAAATATAATTCACCGTTAGTTTTTGTTTCAATCTTTACACGAATGCGAAGTATTCCTGTATTAATACCTCTAGCAAAAAGATCCATTTGTGGTAGTCCTGAAGATCCCACTCTAATTTCTGCTTTGAAAGGACCTAACTTATCAAATGCCTTTTCAAGGTTGTCAAAGGTATAGACTTTAGCCATACCAGATTTTAATTGTACGAGTTGAACGTGTTTTTCATCTCTTGTGGCATGCCATTGTATGGCACTTGCGAATGCTTTTAGTGTATCCTTGTCGTCTTCACTAAATTTTTTAGCTACTTCTGTAGCAACATGTTTGTAAATAAATTGAACAGCCTTTTTAGTTTCTGATTTCTTTAGGAAGGCTTCATATGTTGATCTTTGTCTAGATACATCCATTCCAAATAGTTGTTTCCAAAGTTTTATTTGTACATCAAAACCAGATCCACTTATTTGTCCAAACTGTTTTACATCTCCTGCTTTTAATGATACATTGATGTCAATGTCTTTTAGTTCCTTATCGTGATTAGATAGTTTCACTCTAACATCAACCTTCGTGCCTGTTTGATCAGACAAGCCATCGGACAATACTTGTACTCTATTATAGATATTGTTTTCATAAACTAAGTTTGCCCACTTCTTAACATAAGTTGCGTTGGCATATTTTACAGAGGCTTCTACCAACTTTTTTGTTTCTGGTAATGCTCTAATATTTCTATCAGCAAGTGCTTCCATATTGTTTTTTGCTAGTCCTAATACAAACTCTATATCGTCTAAAATAGCAGGGTTGGCGTTTGCTGATTTGTAATTGATTTGTTGCTTCGGATTCCTATTAAGTTTCATTAATACATTCTCTACATCTGAAGCACTGATGTCCCTATTTTTATTAATGAAACGAGCTGTAATAGCTGCACCAAATATACCTTCAGCAATATCACCTTGATTATAACCTTTGCCTTCCTTGTAATCCATAGTCTTTTCTAGGTGTCCTAAAGGTCTTTGTTTACCTGAGGCATCTTCCATCATTAACTTGTTATGTCCTTTTATTGCACTAACCAATGCTGACTCTTGAACTCTGCCTACAATGTATTCTTTGCCGTCTATAATAAACTTCTTAGGAACATACTTACCACCTCCATGCTTAGATAAAACAGTATGCCCTGTTCCTTTTGTTGTGATAGATACAAAGGTAATGACACGAGCATCGCCATATTTTACGTCTAATAGTTTTGATTTAGAGAGGTCTGCCATTTCTAATCCTTATAAATAATGTTGGTTTTGTACTATTTATAATAGGAGTAAAAATGGGAACCTTTAATAGATTAATGGACGCTACGTTTAGCGCTCCGAGAACATGGGAATTGAACTCAGCATTATCTTTTGATTGTGATAAAGTCACAGAACAAGACATTGCATCATTAAAGCAAGTAGGAGTTAAAGTATCTACCAAAGGTAGAGTAACTGCTTCTAAAGGCTTTAAGTCTGATTTAGCATCAGTTCCTAGAGCATGTTGGATGTTTATTGCACCTTTTGATATTGCAAGAGCAGGTGTTATTCACGATTACATCTATTTCTGTATTAGAAATTACAGACACACCGTTGCCTTGAATGGTGATAAACCTGACATGGTAGTCGTTGGTAAAGCTAAAAAAGTAGCAGACGATATTTTTAAGGCTGCTATGGAGTCATCTAAACCTGAGGTAGCAAAATGGAAGATCTTTTCTGCTTATTGGGCTGTCAAGTTATTTGGCCGTTGGTCAATTATTCCTAGGGAAGAACTTTAATTTTGGTACTCTAGACTCTTGATATATTTCTCAAAAGAAGTATAATATAGACATGAGTAAGATAAACGAACAAATTAAAGATGCTTCTGAAAATCAGGACGTCTTTGTAACACCAATAGACAAGATGAGCGTCTCCGAGATAGGTGACGCTCTTTCTTATGCCAGCAGTTTAGGCAATCTGCAAACCTACTGCTGTATAGTGAAGAACGGTATACGGGTACTGGAGTTCAATTTCATGTCAGACTACCGAGAATACTGCTACAGAATGGGCTATATGACACGTTCTGAGCAAATTTAATTCAACTTTTTTCACAAAGTCAATAAAATCAAGCACCTACAAGGGAAATCTTTTCGTCTGAATGCTTGACATTTGGCACAATAGGTGCTATAATGTTTACATAAAATGAAGAAACAGACAAAAACAAGTGAGGTGTATATGTCAAAGTTTGTATATTTAGCTGCCACTGAAGGCAAAATCGAAGTTAGCGTAGAGCAAGAATTTGTAGGCTCTTCTAACACACCAGTTGGCTTAGCCCAAATCTTCCAAAACAATCAAATCAATGGTAGCGACGACATCTACTTTTCTAGCACCATTGACTTTGCAGAAGAGGAAGGCTTTGAAAGTAGAGAACAAGCCATTGAACTTATCCAAGAAGCAGTCAATTTAATGGAGGCAGCATAATGTTAGATGCAAGACATGGTGGTCCTTATGATCGTGGTAGCGCCGATAGTTATTATCAGCGAGGTTATAACCCTCATTATTATAAGGGTGACACCGGTAGTTCTGAGCGTGTGGAGTTACAAGATATGACTCCTCAGGAAATTGTAGAGTATTCTAAAGGCTATGCAGACAACGAGATGTGTCTCAGTAGTCGTAAGGTGTGGAAATAATGATAGCATATTGTGATTATATCGCTTATCGTTGCCAAGAAGGCTTGCGAGATGATAGCGAAAATCTATTAGGTAAGGTTGAGCCTACCAAAATGGATTTGAGTTCAGAGGGTTATTTTGTTTCTCCCAAGAAAACAATTCAGTTGGTTGATCGTAATGGTAAGTCCTATAAAATTACCATCGAGGAAGTAGAATGATTGATATTTTTGTAGAAGAAAAACATTCATGTGGTTCTGGTGTACAGCGCAAATTTAAATTTGACAACGGGTACACCCTTAGCGCAATTCAAACACCATTTTCATATGGTGGTAAGCAAGGTCTTTGGGAAATAGCTGTTTGGGATTCTAGAGACGAGTGGGCAACCAAAGACTTTTTCCCAGAACACGATGACGATGTCATGGGTTGGATGGAATGGGAAGAAGTTGAATCTTTAGCAAAGGATGTAAGACTATGCTCGAATTAATAGGTTTAGCCGCAGTAATCTTTTTAGGCATCAAATACCTTCCAGACATTCTAATGTTTCTGGTTAAGTTCCTTTTTTGGGCTATTGTACTGGTTTTGGTACTTAAGGTATTCGGGTTTGTATTGTTCATTCCTAGCGTAATTATTTTTTAAAAATGCTTGACAAACAGCTCATTAGATGCTATAATTATAATATGAAAAACAAAAAAAGTGAGGTAAAAATATGAGTTGTTTACATAATGAAAGAATCCTCGAAAGTATTTTCGATGATGTTTGTGAGATGACCACTAGTTCAATTCTACAAGAACTAGAAGGTGGAATGTTCTCAGGAATGTGTGAGTCATTCGATATGAGAGTAGCTTTTACTGATAGAGATAAAGTCATAGAGCTATTGGTTAACAAAAGATTTGAAGAATTACCGGAGGGACCACAATGAGTTTGACATTTGAACAAGTAAAAATCCTAGCTGAGTGTTCAGTTAGGGACGGTGAACAAAGGTACACCGAGGATGATATTCGAGATATGGTAGGTTCTCCTTCCATTGAGGATAATTATTGTTTGTGTGGTCTGCCTTTGGATAAGCCAGGCCCCGATTGTTATTCACACATGTCGCAGGGGTATTAAGATGCCAGGTAGTATTAGAATTGTAATTGGTATGTCAATCCTGTTTGGCACAGCCGGCGGATTAGAATTAGATACCATGTCATTAGCAGAGGCTTTGATGTGGGCAATAGTAGGTGCTGGTATTGGACTCAGTGGAGCCCAGGCAGCTAATCGTTTTGAAGAAGAGAATTATGGTAAGAAAGTCTAAAATTATTTTAACTGATTGTGATGGTGCCTGCCTAGATTGGGAGTTTGGCTTCCAAACATGGATGATGGCACATGGACACAAGATGGTAGACAAAAATGTCTACAGCGTAGCAGAACAATATGAGATGGAACAGACAAGTGCTAAACAGCTTGTTAGAACTTTTAATGAGTCAGCAGCAATTGGTTTCCTCCCTCCCCTACGTGATGCTCAATACTACATTAAGCTACTTCACGAAAAACATCAGTACAGGTTTGTAGCAATTACTAGCCTGAGTCTCGATCCCTACGCTAAAAAGCTCAGAGAGCGTAACCTAGCCAAACTATTTGGACCTAATACATTTAAGGATGTAATTACTTTAGATTGTGGTGCAGATAAAGATGATGTTCTTGAAAGAGTATCCAAGCAATATCCAGGTGCTCTTTGGATTGAGGACAAGCCCGAGAACGTAGACGTAGGCATGAAGTACGGACTAAAAGGTATTCTAGTAGAACACGGACACAACCTGGATTACAAAGGTGACGCCATAGTTGTAAAGGACTGGGAGTCTATATATAATTTTGTAACCATGGGAGAGAAGTAATGACACAGCATAAAGAAATTGTAGAAAAGAGGAGAATCTATTTGGAAGCCATGGATTGGGCAAAGAGTATTGATAATCTTCACGTGTTCAATACCTTCAAGGTTAATATGTGGTACGACAATCGTAGAACTGATGGGCAGGTAACAGACATCACATATAACGATGGAACTATTCTCCGTGAGCTAAAGGATGGCAGCAAAGTTGTTATGCAAGAAGGAATTTCGGGGGAAGAATTAATTAATAAATATCGTAGGAGCAGCTAATATGATTATTAGTGAATCAGAAACGAAAAAGTTAGAGCTCGAGGCTCGTGTCTTTGTTTTAGAAAGATTTGTTAAAAGAATGCTAGACCCTGAGGGATTTGGCTTTGCAGTAACAGCTGAGGTAAGAGACGAGGCGAGAGTTCTACTAGGATTGAACCGAGTAGAAACATGTCAAAAATCTTAATATGTGGAGATTCTTTTGCAGCAGATTGGACCGTAAAATATCCCGATCAAAAGGGTTGGCCCAATATGCTAGCAGAACACCACGATGTAATTAATATAGCACAAGCGGGCTGTAGTCAATATAAGGTACTGAAACAAATAACGAGTATCTTTCCAGAGGACTTTGATAATATCATTATCTCACATACCAGCCCTTATAGATTGCCTATAGTAAATCACCCACTTCACTTATATGATCCTCTCCACAAGGATAGCGATCTAATCTATTTGGATATAAAGGACAGGCCTGGATTGGAAGGGCTTGCTTCCTATTTTGAAAACCATATGGATTTAGAGTTTTGTACCTATATGCACACTACCATATGTCAAGAAATACATAATCTGACAGAATGGGACGAGGTGTTGCACATGACAGGAATCTTTTGGCATGATTTATATGAGTTCCCAGGAATGATCCATTTCGAAGATATTATGAAAGATCATCCTGGATTGATGAACCATATGAATGATGAAGGCAATAGAAAAGTGCTGGAAAAGGTACTAGCGTGGATAGACGATGTATCCAAGTAGGGGCGATAAAGACTTTGAATTATATTGTGTAAATGATATCAAAGCATGGCAACCTAGCTTAAGGGATCATGGCATAGACTATACGACAAACTCATTTAGAATGAGAATGTCTTCAGACCCTAAGTATAATCCAGATAGTGTCGTATTCTTAGGAGGATCAGATACTTGGGGTGTTGGCATGGCGTATGAAGATACCTATGTCCATTTAATATCCCAGCAACTAGGATTAGAAGCGGTTAATCTAGGTGTTCCTGCAGGTGGTATGGACTCAGCATTTAGAATATATCACCAATGGCAACCTTTAATCAAGGCTAGATACACGGTTTTTAATGTAACACCTGGCGTAAGACGAGAAGTCATATGTACCAGCAAAATAGATTATAGTAGAGTAACAGAGTGCAAGATATTAGGCAGATGGAACGTTGATTCGATGCCTGATTTATTACAGCAACACCTTAATGATTATGAATATACGATGCAGAGATATAAGAACATCGCAGGTATAACAGCACTTGCCAAAGAGCATAACTCCCATCTTATTGTAATTGAGAACACAGAAGAGTGGCCAACTACAGCAGCAGATGGTATGCACTATGGTAAGGAATATCATACCTGGGTAACAGAACAAGCAATCAAAGGAGTAGCAAAGCAATGATAACTATCACATATTTAGAACTCTTCGGTATATTCGTTTTTTGTATTCTAGGTGTAGGCATAATGCAGTATAGACAAGGTTTAAAAGATGGTGCTAATGTGCTATTAAAAATGTTTGAAGATAACGCAATCAAGGGAAGATTGACTATTGATTTTGGCGCCGATGGAGAAACTATTGAGCTCAACAAAAACCTATAGCAGACATCCTAATGTTCTAGAAGGTCCTAACTTCACGGTATTCTCTATGGGTCCGTTAGGTGTAGACCCTATACACGAGTTTCTCAATAGCAAAGGTATTCAAAACATCAAAGCCTACGTCAATCCTGCCTTTTATCCTAGGGTAGTCGAGAAGTTTCCTATTCACGATCATATAGCCATTCTAGCAGATCCTGTTAAAAGACATATGCACAGTGCAGCAGTATATAAGCAATATTGTAAAGATCCTAATAGAGTTCTCACTATCTCAGACTTCTACAAATATCACCTATATCCTCATATGAATCTCTTACTCCCTGCCAACATACAGTTTATTCTATTTGACGAACTAAAAGATTATATAGGCGATTTAGACTTTACGTGGCGAGAAGGGATACAATTATTTGGCTTAGAAGAAGAAGTAAATAGCTATATCCAAATACTTAGTAGCAAACAAAAGGTAAGCGTAGAACGGTGGAACAATATTCTAAATCGTTGGCAATAAATACTGAATATGAATAATTTTAACGCAGTTGCGCGAACGAACTTCTCCCAGATTAACCATGTCAAACAGACATCTAACAGGAATTCGCAGGTGAAAACATCAAACACATCATATTCAGACATGTGTTATAAACACCACAACCTAGACACGGTTAATGACACAGAGAAGAACACAGTCAACACTCAATACGAAAATAACTTCGTAAATATTCTAAACGGAGTGTAAGATGCTTAATAATCCATACACACCAGAAAAAGCACACTATAATAGTCTAACGGACTTTAAAACAGAACTAGAGAGAAACAAACAAACAATCTCATCTTTTACAGGGTATGAACTAATCTGTAAGTATAAAGACCGCTTCGTGGTATATGGCTTATATGATAGAACTCTAACAGTACAGATAATCAAACGATCTAAGTAAT